AATTAGGTAGTCAATAAAGTTCATTTTATTTTCCATATCGATACATTGTTGCAATTTCGACATCCAGTGGCAGCCCGTCAGCCCAAACTGGCGCACTACACATGCTGGATGTCATTCTTTTTGTTATTGTTTCAGCTTCATCTTCCCTACACTCGACAACAATTTCATCATGGATGTGCGCTATAACGCCATCCAACTGTCGAAGTGAGTATCTTAATAAATCATTTGCGGTTGCTTGAGCGCAGTTTTCTTGTGCTATTCCCTGCCACAATCTAGCGCGAGGCCATTCAACAGCGTCAGAAGCAGGCTTAAACGCGGCCTTAAGGTAAGTGACAGCGCCATCTTCAATGCGAGCGAATGGGTAGTTGAGTATACGCCCTGACGGCAGAATATACCAAAGATGATTTCCGTCAAACAGATACGTTACTCGCCCAGCGCTAAACTCATGTCCTTTGTGACGCATTGCGCTCATGTAAGCCCGTTCAAGTTCCTGTCCGTAAGGTATGCACCACGGGTTAGCCACACGCCAACCGTTAATCATACGTTTGATTTGGTGTTCCGGCATGTTAAGCCCATAAATACGCGCCATTGACGCAAACGCCCCAGCCCCGCCCGAATATCCTAATGCCAACTCTTGCACCTTACCAATGAATCTCTGCTCTTTGGTGACTTCTTTGGTGTTGAATGTAGACTTAGCGTTCTCAACATACACATCGCCACCAGACCGAAAGATGTCCAGCTTGGCTTCCGAGGCTACATGATTAGATAACCAAGGATTGCATCTTGCTTCAATGCCTGCCCAGTCAGCTACGATTAGGACATTGCCGGGTGCTGGAATGATAGCAGGGCGTATCATGCCCTTCAGCACGTCTGTCACACGATTACCAAACGCGCTTAAGGAATCGCCAGCCATCATAGCAGAACGCACCGCAACAGGGTCTTTGGCACACACACGAGCCATGTTCTGTAACTGGACTCCATATGATGATGCACGCCCAGTAGCAGAGCCACCGTTAAAGACAAACGCACCACGAACGCGGTGATCTTCAACATCAGCCAGCTCACCCATACGCTTGAACTTAGCCACCGAGGAAGCGCTAATGTCGTCAATACACTGAACAACGTCCAGCACTTCATCAGGTAGGTCAAGTTGCAACAGAGCCGAGCGCGTAGCTTTGTTTAATGACAGTTTATCTTCAACCATCATCAGTTCAGGATCAACGCGGTCAGCTACCCACTGTTTAAGCTTTGGCGATCTAGCAGAAGCAATACCCGTTATATCTTTCACTAGCGTCTGGATGTCCTCCAGTTCAGCCGTAGCGTAACCAATAGCCGCATGGCATAAAGGCACATCAATCAACAAACCCCTATCGTTAATGCGTTCATTAACATGGTAGTCCAGCAATTCATCAGCATCTAACTGACGTAGCGCCAGACTAACTTCACGCATCGCTCGAACGTCTTGTTCACAGTAATGAATCAGCTCAGGAAGCAACGCAGTATTATAAGGAGGCACGCAACACTGACGAATTAGCTGCTTGCCTCGATGATCTTTCTTCATCTGGGCAGACATTGCCCTGCCAATATCTTCAAGACTACCGGGGAGGCAGTTAGCCCTTGCTTGTGTAGCGGTGCAGTAGAACTGTTCCAACTTGAAGTTGATGCCCAACACATACCAAAAAATTAGGCGCTCAAAGGTAGCGTTATGCGCCCTTATGGAACCTTTGTAATTTCTGACAGCATCAGGAAATGGTTGATCAGGTGTCCAAGTCTGGACATCGCCATCAAACGCATAAGACATACACAAAACTTCAGTGCTTCTGTCTTGCGCGTAATTGTAAACCCCGTGCTTCTTCAAGTCACAGGCGCTCTTTGTTTCAAAATCAATAAATAGCATGGCTAAAAAAGCCCCTTTCGGGGCTTCTCCTTAATTTAGACAGAACGTCTACGTCTGCCAGTTTCTTCTGGCTCCTTAGCTTCACCTTCCAAGCCCACCCAAGTAACCACTTCAAACACTGGAGTGTAAATCTTACCGTACGCTTTGTGCTGGTAAAATTCTTTCTTCAGGTTGATGACGGGTACTGGTTTACCTTGATCGGCATCTACTTGCGTAGCTATTTCAACTGCAAGTGTTTGTACTGAACGCTTCCCACCAACTGAAGTAGTTGAGTAACGAACTTCCAAACCTTTGTCCTCGCCAGACAAGCATTTTAAGCTCATGCCAACTTGGGTTTCCCATCCACGCTTACCGCCAGCAGGCGCAGCGTCAAGTTCAGGCAATGGTTGAGTAATTCCCACCATCTTTTCACCTAACACTTCACCTTCACCCCAGCAAATAAAACCGTGAACAAAAGAGAACGGATTAACCGCCCATGTAGAGTCTGATTCTACTTCAGATTCGCCTGCACCAAACACCCAATGACCTGTACGATCCATTTTAAGGATTGCAGAGCCAGCAGTACCACCGACTTCAGTTTCCAAAGAACGAAGTGCAGATGATAAAGATGTTACAGAAGGAAGGTTAGAACCAGAGAACGCAACTAAATTTGACATTTTAAATTACCTTAAAGTTTAGTGAGGGCGACTTTTAATTGTTGCCCGATAAGTAACACAGCTGGACGAGGGTCGTCCACATGTGCCATAGTGCTACCTGACGAGATAGAAACGGTTGATCCTTCTGGCAAATGCTGTTTAAGCTTCTTTAGCTTCTTTTCAGCCTGTGCAGGAGAGATAAACGATGCTTCCATCACATCAGATTCTGTTAAGCCAGTTGCAAGTAGAGCTTTCTTAGCCTCAACTTCATCTGACCATTTGCGTGTTGCGCGTTTCGCAACAAGCTTGTAACTCGGTAAATCACGCCCTGATTCTAGCATAGTAAACGCTAGAGCGCGTAAGTCCTTAATCCATTCTTCCAGTATCTCAGCGTTTTCCAGATAAGCGTTGATAGTAGGCGCATCAATAGCGTCAATCTTTACTTTCAGAGCGCGATCAACTGCGCCTGTCATTAGCGGGCAGGTAGGCTTTGCGGCACACCATTTACAATGGCTACCTTCACGGAGGGGCGCATCTATCTTAGCTGCGGCATTAACAGCACTTAACAGTTGTTGTTCAAAGGCTTTGATGCGTTCTACTGTAGTGACCCAACGCTTAATCATAGGCGGTTGGATAATGATAAGCTCGACTTCCTGTACATCTTTAAAAGCCCATTGGGCTTTCTCGGTACGCATTGCCGCGGCCGCGTAGAACATTAGCTGCTCGTTTTCTATCGCTTCTACGATGACACCATTGCCAAACTTCCAATCCAATACAATAGCGCGGTTATCCAAACGACCAAGCAAATCACAGCTACCAAAAACGTCAGGAATGAAATCACCGAAATTGACTTCAACCTCGACTGCGTAGTCCATACCAAATTCCGGATCAACTTCATTAAGCAACTCCAGTGCGACAGAATATTTGTCGTCAATTAGGTCTTGAGTCAGTATAACATCATTATATTGATCCCCAACGAAAGCCTTTGTACCAATACCTAGATATTCAGCGATGGTGTTATGAAGAAGTGTACCCTCGTCAGCGTAAGAGCTGGAAGGCTTTTCAGGTGCAGCATTACATAGCGCAACGCTACCGGGGCAGTTGATAACACGTTTGGCGGTAGAACCGCCAACAATCTTTGAGTGTGCCATTAATTTAATCTCGTTTCGTTTAAGTTGAAGCTATTATTCCACAAAAAAATAAATTGTACAAATCTTTTTTACAGTGATAAGCTGTCACCTCACTAAACGAGAAATCAATATGCTAGAGCGTGACATCGAAAAGCATTTTAAATGGGTAGTTGACGTACACGGAGGCAAGACCTTCAAGTTTACTTCACCTACTCAGCGAGGCGTAGCAGATCGAATTGCTTGTCTGGCAGATGGTTCGTGCTGGTTTGTAGAATTAAAAACAAAAGGTGGACGCTTATCGGAATTACAAAAATTATTTGCACAAGAAATGATAAGGCTCAATCAAAACTACGCCTGTCTTTGGACAATAGAGCAGGTTGATGATTGGTCAGCAGAACATTTAGGTTATAGGTATATAGGGGAAATGGAATGGTAGATCAAGATATAGATTGGCTGTACGAACAAGTAGTAAAGGCAGGACTTAAACGTCCAACTGACAAGCAGGAAGATGAATTTGATTACTTAGTCAGCCGCTACAAACGCATGAACGGCTTAACCACAGCATCAGCTAGAACTAAGGCTTTCAAGGAAGTTATGGTTTGAAATGGGCGGACTTAACTTTTCCACCGATTAACCTTTGGAGTTATCCAATGACTACTAAGAAAATGGTTGGAGGGGATCATTATTTGTTGCCCATTCAGCCCGTTGTTTACATCCATGCTAACAAACTACCGTTTATGGAAGGTAACATCGTAAAGTACATTACGCGCCATCGAAGTAAGAATGGCGCAGAAGACATTAAAAAAATCATACACTACTGTGAACTAATCTTGGAGCTAGACTATGCACACAAAGACGCAACGTGACGAACTACAACGGCAAAGAAGCTTTGCCTACTACAATAAGAATCGAATCGCTATTAATGAGCGTGTCCGATTGAAACGCCTCAACACCCGTTTAAGTGTAGACGGTATCCGGCCTATTGCTCAATTTAACATTACCAAGAAAGAAATCTTAACGCTGATCGGCATTAAAGCCTTAACGCTCGACAAGATCGTCAAAGACGCGCGTTATTGTATGCCTAAGCATACTGGCACTCACATGGACGGAACAGTTCTTTATAACCGCGCTGAGATCATGGACTGGCTTCCTTACATAAGAGAAATGTGCGCGTTCATGTACAAACGTCCAGCTATTAAAATCACCGGAATGGCTGCACAGATCGTTCAGTTCATGCACAAAAGCAAAGAGATGGAACTGTACTGCAATGAATCCAGACGCAAAATGATGGATGGGAGGTCTAAAAATGGCTAGGGATATTGATTTTGCCTTAATGATTCAAGTGCTTTATGGAAAAGGTATTAGCCTAGCAGAACTGGCTAGAAAGACTGACATCGCAGTAAGCACCTTGTCGTGTGTCAAACAGGAAACAAAAAGACCGTCAGCAGGATGGCAGGAAGCTATTAACTTATTAGACTACTGGCTAAAAATGACCGGGGAAACGCCTCCGAGAGTGGGCGATCATATTACTATTGGAGGTGGGGAATGAGTAAAGAAAGAGAGTTGTTGCAGAGAATAGTAGATTACGCTGATGCCTATTTAGAAATAGATATGGAGTTTATACCTGCAATAAAAGAACTGCTTATCCAACCTGCTGTTGGTGCGCCACATCCTGAATCCCTTCGTGACCACTTTGCGGGCTTGGCTATGCAAGAATTTATAGCACTTAATAACTTTAAAGCAAGTTTAATTGTTAGTATGTCTTATGAGATGGCAGACTTAATGCTAATGGAGAGGAGGAAGAATGAAAATGAATTATCCATTACCAAATGAAAACGCCAGATGTCTTGGAAGCAACTGCGATAAAAAACAAGATTGCGCTCGTTATCTAACCATTGAAATAGACACCAAAGACTTCATGTGGCACATGGACGTTATGAAAGAGTTAAAAGAAATTGAATGTACTTTATTTATAGATTGGCGTAACGCGCATGAATACGAGCATTAAGCCCAGAATTAAACGTGTAGGCAATATGTGGATGTGCCTCGGGCCTTATGAAGTTAAGGGTTTTGGAAGCACTCCATGTAAAGCCTATTTGAACTGGACAAGGCAATGGTATTAAGACCGTATCAGGATGAAGCTGCTGACTTCTTGTATAGCCGTGATCGAGCGATGATCCTTGCGCCTGTTGGTGCGGGAAAAACGGCCATCACTTTAACAGCTATGCAAGCGATGATTCAGGACGGGCATGTGAAGCGTTTTCTAGTTCTTGCACCTAAACGTGTGTGTACAGACGTTTGGAGGCAGGAAGGGCTTAAATGGGCTTCTGAGCTATACATTGAAGTGGCTGTTGGTACAGCTAAGAACAGAATGGACGCTTTTAAGTGCAACGCCAATGTCATCGTAACGAATTACGACAATTTGCTATGGCTATGCCGTGAACGTCCTGATCTGCTTAAAGGCTTTGACGGCATCGTTTTTGATGAACTGACACGCTTAAAGAACCCTTCTGGCTCACGCTTTAAAGCCTTATTTAAAGTGATTGACCTGTTCAAGATACGCTGGGGTTTGACAGGCTCATTTACTAGCAATGGCTTAGAAGATGTGTTTGGGCAATGTAAAGTAGTAGACCAAACATTGTTAGGCAGAAGCAAAGGTGCTTTCTTAGAAAAGTACTTTGTCCTAATGAATCGGGATTATGGAGAATGGGCGGCACGTTCTGATTCCTTACCTAAAATTATGAAAGCGATACGTCCAGCGACATATCTATTAGATGCAGGAGATTATACTGACTTAATGCCACCATTGCACATAGTTGAAGTGAAGTGCCAGATGGACTTGGAACTCTACAACACCATGAAGAAGGACTTTGTAGTGCAGTTTCCTAGCGTGACAGCCGTTGCGGTTAATTCGGCAGTCGTGACCAGTAAGCTTCAGCAAATGAGTTCAGGTTTTGTTTATCATACGACTACTACGCCTGCTAAGACTCCAGGTAAGTATGATTCGTCAACTGAATCAATTTGGTTTTCCAGTCATAAATTTGATAGGTTAGAAGAATTACTTGCAGAAAATCAGAGAGACTGTACAATGATTTTTTACACCTACAAGGAGGAGTTAGCAGAACTGAAGCGCAGATACCCCCAGGCGCAAACTTTAGATGACCATAACGCTGTTGAGCGTTGGAATACGGGGCAGATTGAGTTGTTGTTGGCGCACCCTAAGAGCGCAGGGCATGGCCTGAATCTCCAGCATCATGGCAATAAGATAGTGTTCTTATCGCTACCGTGGTCATTGGAGCTGTACGAACAGGCGATAGGGCGTATCCATAGGAGTGGTCAAAAGCGGGAAGTGTGGTGTTACGTCATGCTGACCGATAAAACGATAGATGAACGCATTTACTCTGTTTTGCAGGAGAAATGCACCTTATCAGAAATTGCAATCTTGGAGCTTTCAAAATGATGTTAAGTTGGAGAAAACTGAATGAAGTGTTATCAGATTTAGATGAAGAAGAAGTCGTAAAACTGTTGGAGAATGAAAAAATAGGTGCTAGACGTGCGATGGTTATGATACGTCTGCATCAACGCTTTTGCACCCTGAGAATGGCTAGGGAGCGCAATCAACTTTTTGGAGAAGGTCAATGATATTCTATAACTGTGAAGAAATCGAACAAAAGCTGTATAAATCAAGAATGATAAATCTTGCACTAATGATTCTGCTGATTGTGTCACTAATGTTTAATTTTAAAGACGCATTTTCTGCATCTTTATATGCGCCAGATGGAACGTATTTAGGTGAAATGACGGCTAATCCAATGGCTATTAATTCGATTAGCAATCCATTATCGCAGTACGGATCGGAGTTATCAAATACCAGTATCAATAACCCCTATTCACAGTACGGATCAGAACTAAGTAACCAAAGCCCGAATAATCCGTATGCGTCTACGCCAGAAGTAGGCGCGCTTCCTTCGCTCTCCGAATAGTCAACCCTTTCAGCTCTTTACCTGCGGCTTTGTTCCACTTCTTTATTTCGGATGAAGCCGCCAGCCAGTTACCCGCATCGACTTGTTTTTTTAATGTCGATTTGGCGTAATTACCAACACCCAGATTGTAGATAAAGTCTGCAATAGCCGCTAGTTTCTCGATGTTAGCCGTTGCCAGTATGGGTGAATACTTCACCGCCCTGTCAAGAACACTCATGGCGGTGACTAGCAGACATTCATCAGCTTTCTCTTGCGTCCAGCATACGCCTTTCTTTATATCCGTACCAGTATAACCATAACCAACCGTCCACACCCCAGCAGGGCATTGGTACGAGGTTAGCTTACAGCCTTCACTATCTTTAATTAGCTTGATTAATATCTCTAAAGCAGACATTAACTTAAGAAGCGGAGCTTGTATAGCGCAGTCAAATACGTTCCTACCGCAGCGTCAATCAGATTCTGAATAGGGGGCTCGTCTTTCTCACAGATTTTATAACGGTTGTCTTTAATCCACTTCACTTGCGCTTGCAATTCGATGATGATTTCTTTGCTATCTGTATAGCCTAGAATCTCGATGTTCTTCATTAGTCCATACTGACCTTGATAGGCTTCAGCGATTGCGTCTGCGTTCTCAATGATGTCATTGTAGAATTTACCTAACGCTTTATGTTGCGCGTAGGATTTAGTTTTCAAATGCTCTCGGTGCGCCAAATCACGCGCCAAAAACAGTAAAGACAATAAATGTTCCATAATTATCCTTTAAAAGTATCAATAACCCACGCAATTAATGAAGCTATAGCAGCCCCAGCCCCGCCAACTGCTAAAAACATCTTCCAACCGCCTCTGGCTTCAGCTAATGTTTTACATATTTCTTTAAGGGCTTCTTTTATTTCTTCCATGTCTTTAGTCATTTTATCCATATCAACCTGCAAATGCTTAATGTCAGCGGTATGCGTAGCAAGTTCCCTCACAGTTTGCATTGATGGGTCATCTGCCCTTCGATGTTCCATCATTAGCTAACAACCGTTTCAGGTTTTGCTTCTTTAAAGAAAAAGCCCAATACACCAAAGCCCACCGTACCAACATTCAGCACATCTTTGACTAAGCCAGCGTCAACTTGTACGCCTGCAAGAGCCGATACCGCTGCAATAGAAGCCATTGTGCTGGGTTCTGATAATCGGGCTTTTAACCAAATGAATAGCGCAATTATCTTACTCATTCTACTTCTTCTTTAGGAAGCGCGGCTACTTGCGGGCCAGCTTGCGCTTGTATTTTTGCAACTATTTCAAAAACATGAGTGTAAGGCGCTTGACCTAAAGCCTGTAAGATCAAGTTTATTTCGTTTACTGTTAAGTCTAAATTTATCATTATTTATTACCCTATAGCGTTTTTAAAAGGGGTTAAATCTTCAGTTGTCCAGAAGTCTTTGGCTAACATAATTTCAATATGATCTTTGTTTCTTTTTATCCAATCAGCCCATTTATCATCTGACATTTTTTCAGGTTTAACCCCATTGATAAGATTAACTGAATCCATAGTTGATAGGTATTGTTGCGCTGGATTAATTTCTAACATTATAGCTTTCCTTCTAAGGTTTCTAACCGAGCAGTAAGTTCTTTGATTGCGTTGACTAGCACAGGGATAAGACTGTCTGAATTAATCCTTAAGTGATTTAGATCTTCATTATCAATAATAACAGGGGTATCACCTTCCAAAGCCAGTACATCTTGAGCTTTAAAACCATACCTGACAGGCCCTGTAGCAACATCTGTTTCTCTATCTTCTTTAAATTGATAAGCTGTTGGCTGTAATTTTGTTACGAAGTCCAATCCATGCGGTACAGGTGCAAAGTTTGTTTTATCCCTAGCATCAGAAACAACAGTCCATCCTACTTGTACGTAGGCGTGAGAAACGGTTGTTGCCCCCATAACAATACGGTTATTTTCAGTTGTTACATTAAATACCGGGCCATACGCCCCTGCGGCAGATACCGACCCAATCACCACGTTTCCTCTACCTGTGGTGTTGTTGGAGAGTGCTTGACATCCTAATGCTGTGTTGTAATCACCTGTAGTGTTGTCTACGATTGCCAACCAACCGACAGCTGTGTTACCATCCCCAGTGGTGTTATTATACAGGGCGCTCATGCCCAGTGCGGTGTTACCAAACCCTGTGGTGTTAGTATTTAAGGAGCCTTCGCCAACTGCGGAATTGTTATACCCAGTAGAATTGGAAAAAAGCGCTACTTCACCAATCGCTGCATTTTGAAAACCTGTGGTGTTGTTTTGCATTGCTCCATCACCTACTGCTGTATTATTAGCTCCTGTGGTGTTGTATGTGAGCGCACCATTACCAACTGCTGTATTTCCAGAGGCTGAAGTATTGGCGTCTAAAGCACCATTACCTACTGCTGTATTGTTAGCTCCTGTGGTGTTACTTCTAAGAGTGCTACTCCCAAAAGCCGAATTTCTAACGCCTGTGGTATTACTAGTAAGAGCATCTACCCCCACTGCTGTAGCAATACCTGTGGTGTTAGAGTCTAAAGCCCTGTCACCTGCTGCAAAGTTTAAAGTGACTGCACCAGCTCCGTATGAACCTCTCAGTGCATTTGCACCTGTGATAGTAACCGCACCTGTTACTGCAAATTTATTTGGGATAGTCCATGATGATGTGGAATTTGTATAATAGGCTCTTACATTACCCGCGCCATCTGCTAAAACGATATTGTTTGAGCCTGATGTAGATATAGGAACACCAGTCCCATCATCACCGCCAATAATTACGTTATTTGAGCCTCCTAACACACCGCTTCCCGCCAAATACCCGATAGCAACATTAGAGTTACCAGAACAATTAGTCAGTGCTGATGTACCAATAGCTATGTTTAAATCGGGGCTAGTACCTACTAACAGCGCTTCATTACCGATTGCAATGTTATCTGTTCCATTTGTATTTTGCGAAAGTGCAGCTCTCCCCATAGCAACATTAAAAGCGCCTGTGGTGTTATCAGTAAGGGCATCTTTTCCAATAGCGACATTATTATATCCTGAGGTGTTAGAGTCTAAAGCCCCATCACCCGCTGCAAAGTTTGTATTTTGCGCACCTGCGCCATAACAACCTCTTAATGCTTTGATTGGCGTAAATTCACCTGCACCCGATAAAGTAGCGGCAAGGGTTGTGCCTCCGTACCATTTAAACCCTGTAGCGGTTGTAGTTGTAGAGAACCACAAATTATTAGATTCCATACCCATACCAAAATCAACCGCTGCAGCACCTACTGCTGGAAATAAAACAATCTTAGTTCCCACACTTCTTGTAGTAAATGCAGGTGCAGCAACACCAGTAGTGGCAAAATCTATCCTGTTGCCCGTAGCCCCGTTCAGGTATAACTGGCCACCACCGGCTGCGGTGTTATTAGCATCGGTTAAAGTGACTTTTGCGAAAGCCGGGCTTCCTCCATAAGCTACTGATTCGCCTGCTGTAGTTCCTTCTCCAAGCCCAGTAAGTTTAAATCCTCCCATAGGCAGGTTAGCTGTAGCTGGAGATTGACCGTTACGCGTAACCGCATTGGACAAACCATTAGCTATATCCGTATTGGTAGCGTTAGTCGTAGTTGATGATATAGTTGTTCCGGTAACAACAGGGTTGCCAGCCGGAAGGGTAAAAGTCCCCGATCCATTGTACGGCACTTTACACCCCCATCACAAAAGTAAGTTTAAGATCAGTTTTTAGCTTTTGCATGGTTAATCCTTATTGTTGCGTAGTTGATAAAACAGCCGCCCTAGAAATAGTAGGCCCTGATTGTCTTAAAAAGCGTATTATAGTATCTCTTTGGTCAGCAGGCATCATATCTAGCATCTTAACCGCATCTTCCGGTGATTCCATCCCTTTAGAAAGCTTAAGCTCTATAGCGCTTGCTAATTTCTTTTCTGCAATCCCTAACGCTTTATTGGCTGTTGATGTTGCCGCGTTAAGGTAAGACGGTAATCTTTGCATGAACGTGTTTTCGTCCCATGCTTTCTTTAGTGTACCTTTACCTGCTTCAGCTTGTTGAGCTAAATCCGCATTTCTTAACAATTTAGCTTCTATTGAGCCTACACCCCCAAGTTGGCCTATATCAGTCAACGAACTTAAATCAGCTTTGTTAAGCTTGGATAGGAACGCAGAGCCACTTTCTTGGCCAGCATAAGGGTGAAGCACACCGCTAAGTTCTCTTAACACCCGCGCTTGATTAGCGGCACTAGGAGCAATAGCTACTTCACCTGCTACTTTTTCAGCTATAAGCTTACGCTCTGCGGTGTTTAAATCTTCAACGCCTTTGAAAACGCGTAGCTGTTCAGCAAGGCGATCTAAGCGAGGTTGAAGGTCAGGATTAGTTTTACCAAGCGCATCAAGCTTTAGCTTATTATCAGTTAAAAATGTTTCAGGATTTTTAGCTTTTAGCATCAGGTATTCTATACCTGAATTTAATGCTTCTTTGGCATCAGGATCGTTACCAAACGCTCTGTTAAAATCCGCTGCACCTGATTCGGAACTAAGAAACTGTTTAGCCGCGTTTTCAGGTAAGGTTAAAGGTCTGCCAGAAACATTTTCTTTTGTTAATTTTCTAACTTCGCCTTCTCTAAAAGGCTCATGGACTGTTTTTAACCACACATTTTTAGCGTTGCCATAAGCTGATAACGCTTCTGGTGAAACATTTGCTGAAATTGCTTTATTAACTTCAGTTTTTAAATTGTTAAGATTTGATATTAACGTATTGTCAGGCGATGCAGCCATCCGCGCATCACTAAGCGCAGCGGTAATCCCTTTACTAACTTCATCTAAATCTTGCAATGAAGCTTGAGGAGGAATGGCAGGCGTAGCGCCCTGCATGTATTTATTACCTGTTGCTAAGTTAGTTACTTCACGCCCCGGAGAAGCAGGAGTCGATTGAAATACTTTAGAAATGGCATCGGCTATTTCAGGTTTAGTGTCAGGGTTGATAATTGACGCTAAATGCCCCTTAATATCTTCCGCTGCAGTTGCGACATTAGCAACATCAAATTTTTGAGGCGCTAATTCAAAAGCGGCAACATACAAAGGCTTAACGGCATTTGAAGCGCCTTTTTCTAATGCGTTCTTTTGTGCAGCTAAAACTTCACCATGAGGTACTTGAGATATGCCTTTAGTTGTACCCGCTTCAAATCCGCGTACTTGATTAGCTAAAGACCTATCTAAAACGTCTTGACCTTGAGTTAATTGACCTGTTCGGTTAGCAATAACTTGAGCTTCATTAGCAGCAGCGTTTTCTAAATCGGGGGTAATAACTTGCATAACCCTTCTATTTTCAGCTTGAGAAGCTAAATCTTTAGCAAGGTAAGGCTCACCACGAGAGCTACTCGCTAATCCTTCAAGTGAAGCAAAAGCAGGTGTAGCGCTGCCGTACGCTGCTTGAGCAGCAGTTAAATCTTGAGGCGCGTTAAGCAACGCTTCTCTAGTTGCAGGTAGGTTTTCCCCTAGCACTTGACGGGCTATTTTACCTGCGTTTACGTCAGCTAATTTACCTTTTAGCAAATCATAGCCTTTAGTAGCACCTGTACCTAATATTCCTAATACATGAGGCGCAAATGCGCCTACAGCAGTTCCAGTAGCTATATCTTCAGGATGAAGTAACGCTTCGCTTGCACCGCCAGTAAGTCCTCCACCTATAATCCCGCGTCCGATAGTGGCAAGCTTTTCACCTTTGCCAAACTTACCCATTTCAGTGCCACCTGTTGCTATAGCTCTAACTATTGCAGGTGAAGCTTTAAGTGCTTGAGCGCCTTTGGCTAACACACCGCCAACAGGCGCAGTAATGGCTGTTTCGCCAGCTAATGTACCGACTTGATAAGGGGTAGACTCAGGATCAAATCCAGCATCAGTCAGTTTATTTTTAGCGTACTGGGATACTTGTTCAGTAGTTTCAGGCGCTACATATTCACCTAACATTTGTAAAGGTCGGACAGCGCCTTTAGCGATGCCCGCATACAAATTACTGACGTTACCTAAAACGTCTTTACCGTATTCAACTACAGGATTTTCTTCAGGTTTCCAATTAGATTTAAAATGTTCTAAAGCTTGTTCTTGGGTTGCCCCTTCAGGCGCATCAACAGCGTATAATTTGCCATCGGGAGCAGTAATTTCAAAACTGCTCATGGTAGGGGCCTAATAGAAAACCCACCAGTAGCTGAGGGGGCTTGAGGTTGTGTAGCTACAGGTTGCGCAACTTCAGGAGCTGGCGATTGAAGGCTTGTATAAGCTTTCTTTAACGCGGCTATCGCTTGCATATTAGACGCATAGTCCGCATCAGGATTAGTTAACGTATTCTTAGCTGCTTTTAATTCAGCATTAGAGTCCATTTGTTTAGATGACATTCCAGTAGCTTCTTTAAACATTGGGATCATTCGGCTTCTAGCACCTTCAATAGTGTTTCTTGCAGACTGATTAGCTGTTCCCCCCATAGCACCTAAAGTAGGGCCTGTTGCTTGAGAAAGATAAGAGCCTATATTAGCTAGCGCGCCTTTTTCAGGATTAGTGATTCCACCATGTTCATTTAGATAGTTATAGTTTGATTCTATGGTATCTAATTCAGTTGCAAAACCTTCTCGAGCTTTCGCTTGCTTTTCAGCTGCAGCATCAGCTTTTTCTTGTCTGAGCGCGGCTTTAGGTTCAGCCCCACTGTAGCCATAAGGCACACCCGTAATTGAATTAATTTTAATCATCTTAGTAGGATCATTAGGATCAACAATTTCAACTACAGAACCTTGAGGTGCTTGAGGTGCTTGGCGATTAGCTGCCGTAGCTGCCCTTGTTAATTCATGCTCCCCCTTTAAAAATTCTCTTTGCAATCTGGCGGCTTCAACTTTAGCTGCTGCTTCCAGTTCATCTTGCTTACGTTCGTACTTTTCTTTTTCTGCTGTAGCGGCTCTAACAGCTCTAGTGTTACTTAAACCTATAGCGCCTGCGCCTAATTCAGGGTCTATACTCATTAGTCCTAGCATTGCAGCATCAGACTGCTGTGCATTAGGATTTTGAGCTATAGTTTGTTGGTAAGGCTGTGCTGGTACACCTTGAGGTTGATCTTCACCCGAAAATAAAGCCCCTGCTCTTTTCATAAGCGAAGGTGATTGTGCAGGCGTTTCAGCAGCTGTTAATACATCTACAGGTGCAGACATACCCATTTGATTCATCGCTCTAGCCGTAGCTTGCGCTCTTTCTCTTTGGATGTCTTTAATCTCTTGCTCACCTTTCATTTCTTGATAAGCGCCAAGCCCTTGTTTTAAACCTTGAGCTAAATGTTGAGTCCAAGATGCAGGTACATAGCGATCCCCTATCATTTGCCCTTGCAAAGATGCTTGACCGGACTCACGCAATTTCTGAGCTAGAGCTATTTTCTGTCTAGTCCCTAAAACTCTTTCATCGTATAAATTAGCCATTATCTTCCATTGCCTCTGTAGGGGCTACCATACATTCCACCTGTTTGAGTACCAGTAGGCATTGTACCCGCAACAGGCATTGTTGATCCTGCATTAAACGCAGGGTCAAATTGACCAAATTCTTCTTGGTAGTTATCTGCGTAGATATTAGGATTTCCTACTCCCAGCTTATTTTTCATGCCTTCATACATACTGCCATCGCCAGCATCGCTTAAGTTAGCAAGCCCTTTATCT